AAGTAACTTGAAAAATGCAGAGATTAAGGACTTAGCTTTTTGGAGAACACGTCTTCCTGATGAAAAGATTCCAATGCTTCATCATGGGACATTCCCACAAACAAGCTTAGAGGTATTCTCCCCAGGTCATGATAAGACGTTGAAAGCTGGGCTACCTTTAATCAACCTAGCTGCATCAACAAATAACTTGAAAATTGACCCAACAGAAACAGCCTTAACAGCAACAGCTAATCCATCAATGTAAGGAGTGAGATCATGAAAAGACCTAGTAACTTTATGGTGGGTAGAGACATTGCAACCGACTCAAATGGGTTTTGGACACCGCCTACTCAACCTAAGTTAGATTGGGGAATGAATGGTGTCCCAGTTTCAAAAGACCCTGAGGGAGTTATCAATGCTCTTTACGAACCATTAAGAGCTAAGGAACCTGAGTATATGACTCGTGTGCTAGTAGGTCAGTCAACACCGACTGACCAACCTGCAACACTTGACACAGGAGTTTATAATATCTACCGCTATAAATTGGAGCCTCCAAACTATAGCAAAACCATGATTTTCAGTGCTGGAACACACGGAAATGAGTACACGGCTTTCTTCGCATTGTGGAGATTCATCTATCATCTGATTAACGATTGGAGAAAATATCCCCAGTTACGCTACATCAGACAGAATGTACGAATTATCCTGCTTCCAATGAACAATCCGTGGGGATTCAAGAATAACAAACGTCAGAATGCTAGACTAGTTGACCCTAACCGTAACACTGACTACTTATGGCAATACATCACTAGCTCTCGCTATCAGCCCGGTGGTACGAACTACAAAGGAACAGCTCCATTCAGTGAGCTAGAAGTACAGTACTATAAGCAAGCGGTGGACATGTATAGTGATGCCCTAGCTGCTATCGATTTACACACAATTATCTCAGTTGCAGCAGAGCATATTGTCTATACTCCACGATATATTTCTCAGCACCGTGAGATTTACGACGATACAATCGATTGGCTCAACAGAGCTGGACACCGTATGGTTAATGGTTCTGCAGCAGTGCCAACGCTTTACTGCTACGCAGCCAATACTTACGGAATGACAGCTAGTAACCCTGAGTGGTATAACGGTTTATGGTCATCTGAGGTACGAGGCAGTCTTGAAATGACTGAGGCAGTTAAATACTTCGGTAACATTTTTATTAAAGCATGTAAGTTAACTGGACGAGCACAGGCGATGAATGATTCATCTAAATTCTATAAGGTGTTGATGTACGATAAGGCAACGACACTAACGCCTATCACAGTGACCAATACAGCATTTACAAACTTTGACCATATGCTTTACCAATACACTCCACGTAGATATGGTTCATTTAAAGTAAAAGTGAAGCTTAAATTTACAATATCTGCCCCAGCTACGGTATCTTTTAACCCTGTATTGTATCAGTCTTATCATCCTGAAATGAGCTGGACAGCTACAAAGGATGCAGATACTTTCACTGTTTCAGAGACTTATGCTGCAGCAGGAACCTATAACATTGATATGTGGGCAATCATGCATTGTTTTCCTACCAACTACAATGAGACAGGTGCAGGGGAAACGCAACGTACAGCAGAGGCTAAATTCCGCTTACGTGGTAAATCTACTGCAGGTACAATCACAATCGAGCGCATGAGGGCAATTCTTGAGTACGAGCCTAATGACCGTGGACGTTTAGTGGAGCATATCAACTACACTGGACTTGAAGCAAATGCAGAGGGCAGTGACTTTGTGGTAGCTTATCCTGACCCAGTTAAATATGTTGATGATTCACAAGACGATGATTAAGGAGGTGCCTTATGAACAGACCCAACTTATTTATGCTAGGAGCTGACTTAATCGCACAATTAGCTGAATTTCGAGACAGAGTATTCAGCGTTAAGGTTAACAACTATGGTGCCAAAGGTGACGGTACGACAGATGACCAAAATGCCATCGTCAATGCCGTTGCTGAAGCAAAAGCTAAAGGGAAGTGGCTCTACTTCCCTGATGGCACTTATGTTTCAAGTGCGAACATTCCTGATTTTCATAATGTTCCAAAGATGGGTCAGGGCATCATCAAGCGTGGTACAGATTTATTCTACATCACGCCTACAATGTACCAAACGAACCGCATTTATGTAAAGGCTAGTGGAGGTTCTAATACCTACGATGGACTGTCAAGTGCTCAGGCATATGGAGACATTCAGACAGCTGTTAACATTCTACCTAACTACGCTAAGCCAATGCTGGGCGGTGTATGGGAGTTTTCCCTAGCTGCAGGTACACATTCAAAACGTGCTGCCATTGCAGAAGGATTAAAAACATTGAATCCAATACGTTTTATAGGAGCCGATGTAGGAGGGCACCCAAACATCCCTACTACGATTATCAGTGAAGGTGCAGGAAAATCTGCTGTTGCTCTCCTAGCTAAAGGTGGCACGAACATTTATGTTCAAGACGTTTTATTCACAGGATTCAACGGAAGCTCCTCTAGTTGTGGGGTTTCAGTAGCCGATTATTCACAAGTATGGACAGTGAATTGTCACTTTACAAACTGCTACTACGGTGTATCAGGTGTCCATCATACAGCAACCGATGTAAAAGGCGGTATCTTCACAACATGTGGTTTCCTATCCACAGGTGGAGGAACAGGTGGCGGTGTCAGATCGTTGCAGCTGAACAACCATGAAATCGGATTACAAAATGCAGGAAATAACGATGCCGGACCATTTTTCAGAGGATGTAACTATGGTCTGTATGCTCAGGAATTAAGTACTGGTCACTCAGATTGGTGTACTTACGAAGACTGTAATGACGCTATCCTAGCTAGGGTAATGGCTCGTGTTAACATGGACGGAAGCTTATTCAAGCGAAACCAACGTGCGCTACGAGGAGATGGAAATTCTCACTTCTTTATAAGTGATAATGTTCAATTTGCGACAGGAGCAGATAAAAACATCGTTCCAATCGTCCTTAATTCAGGTGCACAAATAACATCATCACGTATTTTCGGTACACAGGATGTATCATACAGTACGGTTGAAAGCTCGTTTGATACGATTTATGTCAATCAGTCATATAATGCTGCAGCCAACACAGCTTTCTATACAGAAGTGTTGAATGCCCCATTCTTTGATTATGTTCCTAGCACAGTGGTTCCGATGAAGAAGTTGCATTATAAGATATTTGGTACCGTCACAGGTACAACAGACCAAAAGAAAATTACAGCTAGGCTAGGTAATAACTACGCCAATGTTCAGTTTACAGCAACAGAAACAGGAGCTTTCTTATGTGAGGGTTACATCTACTTTGTATCAAATACAGAGCAGTTCATTAACATGAGAGGTAACACACATATCGGCTCCAATCGCTCAACAAATGCAAAAGCGACAAATAACATGTCCAGCAACGTCACATTAACATTAGAAGCATATGTATTTAATGCAGCTGATTCTGTTAAAATTGAGGTAGTAGAGTTAGGCTGGGCAGGATAAGGGGGTGCAAGATGAAAAGACCTAGTTTAAATATGTTAGGTGACGATATTAAAAGCATTGGACGCAAGCAGAAAAATCAGTTTGTCGATGTGGTAGAAGATTATAAGGTACCAAAAGCTGTTGTGTCCAATGCAGCAGCTTTACTTCAAAGCATCATCGATACATGCGCTCCACTGGGAATTTGGGTAATAGTTCCGAAAGGTGATTACTACCTTGAATCCTCATTGGTTGCAAAAACAGGCACCAAAATGCTCCTTCATAAAGATGCCAAGATGATGAGGTATCACAATGACTGTATGGTTCTAAATGGAAAAACAGGAGATACAGTTGGTCAAACTGACATTTGGATTGAGGGTGGGCAATGGGATTGTCGAGGTCATTTGATCGCAAATGATGGCTCAGCTTTTGCAATGGGCTACGCAAGTAGAATCACACTCAGAAATTTAAAAATCTTCAACGTAAACTTCTCACATGGTATGGAAATCTGCGCTATTGATACAGCAGATATCGAATATTGCGAGGGCTACGGATTCATTGATACGGGTGGAACTCGTACAATGGCTGAGTTTATTCAAATAGAGAGAGGAACTACCGCTGGGTTCCCTTATTTCGGTACTGGTGACGGTACGATTTGTAAGAACATCTACATTAAAAGAGCTAAAATAGGAGCATCTAGTGTGGCTCCATCATTTAACGTAGGTGCAGGCTCACATGACAATATCATTAACACGGGAGCTGACGGGGTTTATATTGTGGACTGTGACTTTACCCTAGCTGTTGAAACTGGTATGCAGCTAAGAGGTTTAAAGAACACAGTTGTCGAACGTGTTAAAGCATACGGCAAAAAAGGTGTAGAAATTGGACATGACAATGCCACTGAGACAAACGTTATCATCAAGGATTCTGATATCAAAGGTACAGTTACCTCAGGTATCACACTCGACGGTGTAACTAAGCTGGTCATTGAGCATACAAGAATTGATGGATATACAAACGGTATCTATGGACTACGCTCAAAAGATATTGACATTGACAAGAAATGTGACATCTCAGGACAAACAAGCGATGCTATTGCAATCGTTACATTTTCCTCAGATATTAATATCAATCGAGTCATTATCCGTAAAGCAGGAAGACATGCTTTCAATATCTATGACAACACTCAGCACTATAGAGTACGTGATTGTATGATTTTAGATGTTGCAACCCATGTATTTGCTCTAGCTGGGTCTAATACAAAACATGTTCAGCTTACAGGAAATACAGTGACAGATAATACATTAACCAATATAATCAATGCAACAGCTGGTGCTGATAACGTAGTATTCAAAGACAATGTGTACCCAGCAGGCATTGCTGTACCAATTAACTCATCAGCAGTCAATAGTGATGTGGTAGCTGGTAACAACAGAACCTTCTAAGGAGTGATGAAATGTTACTTTCAGAAATGATTGAATTTGTTAACGGGCTAGTTGATGACGTAGCAGATAATAGTGACCTAGTAAGGTGGCTAAACGCAGGTAAAGATGATATGGCAATTGAGGTTGGGGCTAAGTTCCCTGACCTCAAGGTGTCAGATGTAAGTAAGGAGTTCGCTTTTGACTCACGTTTCCATTTGGCTCCTGTTTACTACGCTGCAGCTAAGTATAAGGAATATGATACATCGCTTGATGAAGCGGTAAATTTCATGAACCAATACATTGAACTGAAAAAATCGTTCGCTCTTAAAGCGGATATCCAACCTCAGTTCAGAGAGGACTCAAATACGCAGCATTTTACAGCTGAGTTAGGTCAGACAGATTTTATCATCACGAAAGAATCTTATGACCCTAGGTATGGTGATGTTAAAGTGTACGTTAATGGAGTACCAACATACGCTTTCACTACAATGGATAATACAATAACTTTATCTAGTCTTACTACAGGAGATATGGTATCATGTATTTGGGAAGAACATGCCGACATGGTAGAATCTCCTTATAATTGGTGGAAGTGGTGATGTCATGGCTAGACAGAACATAAAGCCTAATCCTTCTGAGAAGCTATTTGAAGCTTATATGGACTTCTCAGGGGGTCTTAATTCAGAAACAGCTAATGAAAATTTAAAGGATAATGAGCTTCCTATCTTAGACAATGTTGACATGAACACTCGTGGCAGTATGAGACGAAGAACTGGACGTAAAATTTTGCTCGATATGGAACAAAAAGGGCAGGGACTCTTCCAGTTCTTTCGTAAAGGAAAGGGAGAGCCTGACTTAGTTATTGCAGCAAATGGGAGATTGTTTGTTGTAGAAGCAGGTACAACGGATGAAAAAGAGATTGAGATGAAAGACGGACTCAATCCATTCCAGTTTCAATCTGATCTACCTGTTGAAGCGGCTATGATGGGTGACAAAATGTACATTGCAACAGGTACAAAGCTAATCGAATTGTCTTATGTTGACGGTGATGATGCAGACACGCTGCCTGACCAGTGGAAATGTCAAACAGTTGTTCCTTACGTCCCTACGACAATGGAGGCAATCTATGTTGGAACGAATGCTCTAGCTCCTGACCCTGCTAACTACATTTCTGATAAAACAGGTGCAGTTGGTGCCCCATTAACTGTGGATGGAATTAAAGCAATCAAACCTACGGGTACCCTAGATGTATCTAATACATTTGTAGCGTATACTACAAAACCTAGTGGTATGACCCTACAATTCAAGTGGGAAGTAAAATCTCCACAAGACATGGCATGGATTGTAGCTAAGGATTGGACAGATGACCCTGCTGGAAAAACTCTTGACTACAAGTTCCTTTATGAAGAAACGTGGACAATAAAAGTGACAGCTCGTGATAAAGCTGTTCCAACTACTACAGCGACTTATCAAATCTCCAACTACAAAGTAAATACAGTTGAAGATAAGGAAGCAAACAAAGCTTCTGACCCAAAAGGCATTCAAACGTGTCGAAAAATCATAAATCACTGGGATAGGTTAATTTTGGCAGGGGATTCTGAGAACCCTTCACAAATCTACATCTCAGATTTGTCTGCACCGGCTTATTTCCCAGCTACCAATGTCATTATATTCGACGGTGGAAAAAAGGAACCTGTGACCTCTCTCGTGCGTTACAGAGACTACTTAGTGATTTTTACAAAAACTACCATCCATACACTAGCCGGAAAAAGCCCTGAAGAGTACCAAATAGGGATGATTCATGACGGAATAGGGTGTATTGCACCCAAGTCAACAAAAGTGGTAGGAAATCACATTTTCTTCCTAGGAGCTGAGGGAATTCACTACTTACGTCCGAATGCTCTAGTTCTTGAATCGCTCAACGTTTTCAGAGTTGACCAAGCGATTAAGACCCAGTTGACAAAAGATGAAGATGCAGTTGCTATGGTATATGACGGTCAATATTGGCTATGCATACCTAGCAAATATGAAATCTATCGCTTCTACTACGACACCGGGATTTGGGCAAGAGACTATTCAAGCAAGTTAAATATCATCGCATTCAGCAACTATGGCTCTGACATCTACGAACTGACAGCAGACGGAAAGGTTTATAAACAAGACCCTACCTACTATATGGATGATGATGAAATTTATACGATGCAAGCTGACGCAAAATTTCTTGACCTGTCAGCATCCTTCAACTATAAGAAGTTGAAGAAAATTTATGTAATGGCTAGACATTTCACTGATAATGTGCATATAGCAGTCAAGGTATATGCAGACTCAACAATCGCACTGAATCCCGACAAGGGTAAAGCTGAGGTAGTTGAAGGTCAGGTAGTTTGGAATACGCAAACTGAGCCAAATATGGACTTCTACGCTGGAACTGCTTTAGGCTCGTGGGTTCTAAGCAAGGTACCGCTAGGAAGAACAGAAACGTCAGTTCAGAAAGCCTCAGTTCGGGGCAAATGCAGACGTGTAAAGGTAAGTTTCAAGCATATGGAAAATACACCTTGCGAAATTTACGGATTTGGACTAGAGTTTAAAGCGAAAAAAGTGTAAAGGAGTGGTATAGATGGCAAAAGTACCTAAAGAATCAATGCATGATTTTGTGGATGGCGAATACGTTGGCGAAGCTCAGCTAGACCAAAACTTTGAGGTCTTACGTGCCGCAGTAAACGATAACGATGAAGTTATTATTGATGCTCAGGAACAGGTTGCTACGTTCAAAAGTCAGGTTGAAGACCTGTCGTTTGTAGCAAACAACCGTGAAACTCGAATCCGTGAGAAGTTTATCGCTTCTGAGGGACAAGATACTTTCACATTGCAAAAGGGCACATATGAGCCTAATAAAAACTTAATCGACGTTTGGGTAGATGATGTGCCCCAGTTCGATTACATTACAGAAATTGATGGGACAACTTTCCAAATCGGGGAGCCTGTCAGTGATGGAACTGAGGTTTACTGCGTCTACTACATGTCAAAATCACCTTTAAATAGCGGTCATGCTGCAACACATGCAGAAGGTGGCAGTGATGAATTAGACATTACAACGTTAAAAGGTTACTCTGACCTAGTTGAAAATCAGCAGCAATCAGTTCAAGCGGTAAACAACCGTATTAATGACGTACTTTATAAGCAAATAGCTGACCTCAGTTTAATGCTCGATGCATCTAATCGTGTATCAGGTGCGAACTTAATCGGTACAAATGGTGCCACAGTGACAGGTATGGAGTGGAAGCTTACAGCAACTACAGTTCCTAACCCAGTTACAATAGGCACGACAAACATTATCCTAGATGATGTTTCTCAGATCGCTACGAACAATGAGTTTACTATTTTGGATGATGTGAGTATCGAGCGATTGACGGTAACTGCAGTTAATACGACAACAAAAACAGTTACGGTTACCCCAGCTACTACAAAAGCGTACAAAGCTGGTGCATACTTCACAAAATCTAGCACAATTCGCTCAGCATTTGAGGGATTGTATGTTGGAAACTGGACTAATCCTAAGGTTCAATTCTCACAACATCAGTTTGAGGTTGAAGGTAACCCAGCTCCGGGCAAGAATATCCCTACAAATAATGCCCTAGTTATGATGGACAATGGTGACATGTATGCATTTTCAACTCGTGTATGGGATTGGAAAACTGCTTACTTCCACATCACTCGTATAGATGCAGGTGGCTCACTTGACCCTAACGGTGGCAACGTATTCAATATTGACACAGAAGAGTCAGCTGACACAGTAAACAGTGAAGGTTGCGGAATGGTAAACTTAGGAGGCGTATACCTAGGAGTTTACTACTTCATCAAAAAAGTATTCTACTTCACTATCATTAACACGTATACAAAAGAGATGAAAACTCACCAAATTAACGGTGTTCCAAACAGCACAAATGCTCATGGCGTACTTTCAAATGATAAAAAGTATGTATACATCGTTTCATATACAACTTTCATCAAAGTGGAATTACTTGAAAATATGGGTATCACAGCAACAGTTGAGGGAGGTATCTATCAGGATTATGTAGATAGTCCGACATGGAACTTCACCGAATGTAAAATTTTCGATTGGAGAGGCTATATCCACATTATCACTCGATATTGGAACCATATCCGAATCCATTACAAAAAGCCTGACGTTCAGCAATGGACTAGCTACATCATCTATTCACAGATAGGTACTCGTGAGGACACAATCGAATCATTCTCTATCATGAAAGATGAGCGTGACTATGTGTGGATAGCTTTCACTGAGTCAAAAGATCGCAAGCCTAAATTAATGCGCTCTAAGGGAACTTTCCCTCTATCAATGGAGGCGGTTCAGATTATGGATTCCTCAGCTACTCAGCATACAAATGTTGAATTAGCGAATGCTGGTGATAACTTACGTGTTTACTACACGAAATATGATTCTACCAGCTCTGATGTATGGTACCAAGCAGTGAATAAGGTAACTAAGGCAAACTCAGGCGGTAAAACTGCAGTTGGAGTGTCTTGTATCACTGGTAAAGACTCTAAGAAACGTAAAGGTTTCCGCTTATGTCAGGAAGGTTTCCAAGCTGATACAGCTGCTAACCCACAAGGCATCTTGCCAATCCTGTACGTGTTCCAAGAGAATTCAGTTTACATGAAATGCAACTACATGGGACGCAAGCCACTAGCTATCTTAGAAAGTGACGCTCGATTCAAAGTATTTAACGTTAAAGACATTGCACTTTATGTAATAGCTGATGATACAGCGATGACAGTTGATGCTTTTATCGGTGGAAATGCAATGACTAAGGTCACAAATGGTGTAGAAACTCAGTTCACCTACACTTTCCCAGCTACGCAGACTGAAACTGAGCTAAGGTTTGCACTAAAACGTGCATCCACAACAAATAACGGTAAATTCATTAAAGTTTATGGAGGGTTCAGCTAATGGAATTCCGTGACATTTTAACAGGCGAAATGAAGCCGGTTGACCCTGAGAAGCAAATCGAGAAGAAAACGCTTGATGAGCTTATGCAGGAAATCGAGGATATGAAAAAGAGAATAGAGGAATTGGAGAGTAAAGGGGTGTAGTAACACTCCTTTATTTTTTGTATGCAAGTTGTGGTATTTATGGTATTATCTTTTAGAGAGGAGGCGGTAATATGGCTACAAATTTTGACCCAGCCAAGTATGATTGGAAAGCTGGATATGCCCAAGCCCAAAACATGTTAAGTGGGAAGAAGTCATTTTACTATTCAAAATCAGATGCTCAGCGTAAAGCTGCTGCTGCTAAAACTGCTCAAGCTAGGCAGCAGTTGATAAATATGGGTACTCCGGGGAACTTAGTTCCGGGTAAAGGGAATGATTACTCGAAACTAGCTAAGGATTACCTAAGTCAATTCAGAACACAAATGTCTGCAGGTCAGCAAGCAAGTGCACCTACACCATATCAACCTTACACAGCGTCAGCTGCAGTAGGTGCAGATGTAGACCCTCGTGCAACTACAAACTGGGCGCAAGCAGATAAGCTCAATAAATCAATGCTTAATGCAAAGCTAACGATGAATGACCCGAAAGCTTATGCGAAAAAGCTTGCTGAAATTCAAGCTCAAGCCCACACTGACGGTATCAGCGATGAATACCTGATGAAAGACGGTAACCTAGGTCAGATGCAGGATTGGATGAAAAAATTCACGTATGCAGCTGGTGAGTGGCAAGGACAACCGAACCAAACAGCTAGCCAATACGCTCAGCAAGGAGCCATTAATAACCTTAATGCTGCTACTGACATGAATAATCCAATGTGGGACAGCTACAAGCAACTAGCTAATGAGCAAGGTACGAAATCGTACAATGAGCAGGTCTTAAACTATCAGAAATTAATGAATCAGTTAAAAGATCAAGCGAATCAGTCTCAGGATGCTATCAATAACAACGTTGCTGACGCTA